TGCGAGATCAAAGAGTGATATTAAGATTGATTTGGACAAGATGGATCTGAGTATAGAAATGCTTGGTACGAGGACTGAGGATTATACGAATGAAAAAATTTCAGAACTGAACAATACTATAAGAGAACTCAGTGCAAAGCTGGAGGAGGTTACTACAACGAGTACGGCTGATATGTGGAAGAAAGATATTAGTGATTTATAGGATGACTACTTTGAAAGTTGGTATCGATTTTAAGAATCCAGTATCAAAAACGGTCAGTAAAGGTGAAACTATTGAGAGTCTAACGCCAGAACCAAAGAGTACGTACACAGCAGTGTATAACCGTACTGTTCTTAGTAATACATTTGTTGTTAGTAACTTACCTGCAAATTCACGAATTGATTTTGTGACTATAAATCCACCTCTTGTGAATATATCAAATGCAGCCCCAATAACTATAAATTCATCTAATGTATTTGCATTTGGTGAAAAAAAGTTAAAGTACTACACTTTAAGTGATGGAAAGCACTACGTGTATGATCAGAGAGTCGGACAATACTTTAAGATAAATCTGTCTTCTAATAATTTGGCAATAATATCAGATCAATTATTCCCAATACCAAATTCAAACATCTTTGATTGGAGTCCGAGTGAACCTGATAGTATTTTCGTACCAGACCCACTTGTGACTGAACCTATAAGAACATTTGCAACTGGTGCGGCGATTGGTCTAGCTGCAGTCGGACCCCAGGAGACGCTTCTCTACGAGAAACACACTGATTGGACACCTAATCTTGTTCAACACACAAACTTTTCTATATTTCAAAAAGTTTTAAATCTGACGAGCGGTCCTTTTATCGGAAATACAGTCACATGTCAGATAAACCCTGGTGAATGTGGTGATCTCATAGGTCCAATGTATCTGAAATGTAATCTGCCCCCAAATATAACGTACACGGACAGGGTCGGAGTCGCACTTTTGAACAAGTGTGAGATTTACTTTGATAACATTCTTATTGACTTTTATGATTCGGATTGGCACACAATTTATAATGACATCTTTTTGAGCGCCGATGAAATACTTGCTCTAGAACCCCTGATTATGGGACCGAATTTACTTGTGCCTCTTCGTTTCTTCTTTTGTGGTGAAATCAAACATTATTTACCAATCTGTGCACTCAAGTACCAAAAGATTTACATAAAATTGTACTTTAATAAACAATCATGGTTCACTGGGTACACCGATTCGAACCTGGAACTCTCAGATGTGAGTCTTGTTTATGATACTGTGTATCTGACACGTGAAGAAAAGTTGTACTATATGAATAATAAAATTACATTCGATATACCGAGGTATTACAGAGAGGTTCCGACAACATTTAGTTCCGGTTATGTGAATATGAACATCACTGCAAACTTTAAAGTGAGTATGATGATTTGGTTTATAAGAAATTTGGCAGAGTACCTAAATGATTATCGGAAAAGATACTCATATGGTTACGTCACAAGTCTAGTGAGATCCTATAATCAGTACGTCGACTGGCGCGGGGACACGAAGTACTACGAAAGAACATTTGATGATTTGCAAATCTTTGTAAATAATTACAATATAGTATCCGGAATATCAAATGATCTTTACTATGCATTTAAAGGAGCGATTGATCATGGTTTATCGGTTCCCGATAAAAATATTTTTATGTATTGTTTTGGAGACAAAGTGAACAGTGAAACAAATAACGGGTACATCGATTTCTCAAAGTACCCAAGTAAGACCACCAGTATTGTAATTAATTTTAGAAAGGATCTGGTTACAGAGTTGGTTGAAAAGTTTGAACTCTACATTTATTATTATGGTATTGCAACGCTTACGTTTTCTGGGGGCTACGGGACTGTGAAGTCAGTGCAGTAATTATTCCATTTTTTATACACCATCTCATAAAATTTAATTGAGCCAGTGTAGTTTTGATGCCTTTATATTCTATCCTTTCCGTTCTACAAAACGGATCAAACAACTTCTTACTGTATCCATTGAGGCAGGATTTATACGCAATGTTTACATTAAGAACTGATCCACTCGGTGTTTTTAATTCCATGTGTTTATTCTTGGTTACGAAAGATTCAATTTTTCTCATTGAAACTTTTTGATCTTTTATAATCTCCTCCAACTGCTTAAAATTTTCAGAATCTTCAAAAAATTCATCAATTGATTTGAATAAGATGTCGATTTTTCCTGTACTTGTCATCTTATTTATGGAGGGTCTGATTTCCTTAATGCATTTTGAAGACCCATCAAAAATGGAGGCGGTGCACTCTCTGGATTAGAAACTGGAATCTTTTTAGGGATAACCTTTTGATCCTTGTGCCTCTTGCAATAATTTCCACAATTTGCTTTCGATTTGCACTTACCTCCATTTTTTAGAACCCCGCAACATGTACTTGTGTTTGTGGTGGGATTGCTGCTCGCCAGATCCTTCAAAAGTCTATCAAATTTGATATTATAATTTTGAGAAACCATTTTTAGAATACCTTCAAGTCTTTCTTGGACTCTTGATTCAATTTCTGCTTCGATTGCATCTTCTATACTTTTTGGGAGTACCATTACTCATTTATTATACAACTTACTTTTTAACAAAAAAATCTGTGATGCGTCTCGTCTTTGTTTTTTCAAAAATGTTAAAGTCCCGACCCACGTGAGGTTCCAACATGTCACAGATTGGTTTCTCAAGTTGATGTTCGAAATAGTAAAGATAATCAATTGGTAAATTATTCTCCTGGGCCCAAACCGGATCCTCCGCCTTGTCAGACATTAACTTTTCACCATTTTTGATGATTATAAATGCCACACGCGTACCAACCTGCGGCTCTGACCCTGGATTACGAGTCCTCATCTTTTCGACAACAGTCACGTGTGGCATCTTACTTTTATAATCGTCACCGCGATAACTCTTTGTTATGATGAGTTCCTCATTCAGAACCTTTCCACCAAGGAGATTTTCCCGAGCCTCCTTGGCAATTTTTATCGCCGTTGCCGGGTCACTCGATTCCATAGTCGCATCGAGAATATCCGTGAGAATCCTTCGAGCAAAAGGACAAGAGTCCCTCCGAACAGTCTGGAGACCCTTCACATCCAGTTTGTCCGCACACACCATAGTTCCATCGCGAGCCCTGGTCCACAACTTTGCTGCATACCTCTTTTTTGAATACAAAACATAGGGCCAATAAACTTTTTCCAATTCAAGACTATGAGGCGCGGGAAAAAGACTTGAAATTTCCTTTGAAGCCTTTTCCCCAAGTTCCCAAGACTTTGCAATTTTTTCTTGAGTGGTGCCATCAACTGCAAATTGAACCATTATAGAATCTGTATTTTTTACTATCATTTGTCCCACTCCGGCTTGAAAAGTCCCAGCCTCTGTTTCTATATCATATACGTATCCATCATATTTTTCATGAAGCAGGGACACCTTTTTGATTGTCTTTGGGTTACGTCTTTGTTTTCCACTTGTCCATGTCAATCGGTACACATTTGGTTTATCTATGCGACAATTTATAGAAACTTTATAGTTCATCTGGATCAAAAGTAAATAATACCACTGTGCGGTTATTTGATTTTTTGTATCAATTCTGTGACATCCTCCATTTATGTTATCTTGGCGACACCCATCACTGTCCCAAAGACCATTCAAAAATGCTTGTTTGTTTTCTTCGGATGATAAAACACAGAATGGAACTTTTTTAGATTTACCATCATAACAAGCATCTCTATAATTTATTGTAAAACTTTTCAAGTCTCCGTGGTTTGGAACAAGTTTATAAACACCTGAACTTTCAAGAGTATCTAGAATTTTGAACGAATTTTTATAAATATTTTCGAGTTTAATTTTACATTCTTCAAGGAGATTACGATTTGCATTATTTATGGCCCAACTGTATTCACCACAAGATCCATCACCAACAAACATTCCATAAATATAAGCTTGATCAACTGAACATTCACAATTATCAAAGTTCATGTCATTTGGAAAACTGTGAAATAATTCCTGACCAATGGAAACATCCTTTGGTTTGAGTTGTTCAAGATTTGACCCCAAGAGTGAATGATCTTCTGTGACATCAACAAGACCAGTATGTGTCAAGACCCTATAAATTTTCTTTTGACACTTGTGTCGAATTACACGGAGGGCCCTCTGCCACCCAGCGTGAGTCCAAATCGTAACAGAATTCAATTCACATTTTTCCTTTTGGTCACCATCTTTTAGAAACCCTGGGTATTCTTCCCATTTTGTACCTAGATTTTCAATCATCACAGGACCTGTAGATGTAAGTACAGGTGTATCCGGCAAGACTGAATCACCATACCGAACCTTTGCACCTGGGAAATTCTTCTCCACATAATCCTTTGACTCCTCAATCATCTGACGACCTCTCAAAGTTACACTTGATGCAATTGCCACGAGAGGTAAGATGCCATTCATTGCTCCCGTAAATCCGTAAACAGAATTCATAGAAATCTTGTAAGCGAGCTGTTTGCCGTTATAAATGTTGTACATTTCGGGTTTCGAAACCATGAGAGCTTTTGCAGTCTTGCGGTGCTTTTTCAAGTTGACTAGAATTTGCGGCAAGAGAGACTCGGTTGGTTTTCCATCCACCTCTGTAGCAAAGGTGTGCTCCCCAAAAGTCTCATACTTTACGTTTGGTAAACCGAGGTATTTTGGATCCATAACATATGTACTATAACACAAGTTATGAGCGCACATGATTGAAGGATACAGAGACGCAAAATCCAGGCCTGTAATTGGCTCATAGTACGCACCGGTTTGTGCTTCGAGAACAGTAGCCCCTTGGTACCCACCTTGGACCCCTTCAGTTTTGGGAAGGACCGGAATCATAAAACCGAGTTCCCGCGCAGCTTGTGCCATTTGCGAAAAAACCTTAATCTGTTGACCCCTTTCACTCAAATAAGAAAGAGGCACCCAACACGCTTTGGCCATCTCAATCAAGTTTTGAAACATTGAGAGCTTTTCACAAATAGCATGAGGGAGTTCGGTATCCTTGATACAATATGCAGCCACTTCTTCGAGGTCAGATTTGTTACCAGACTTGAACCTTGAAAAAATTTCATGAACCGGCATGTCATTTTTTTGATCACCTAGAACAATCTTTGATA